CTTCCTTTCTAAATACCCCATGAGCTTCCGCATGACGTGTCAAATATTCTCCCCATGCAGTTTGCGGAAATGCCGCATCAAGTATTAACTGCATTTCTGCATATGATTTTTCAAACTCTACTGCATTTGAGCTTAATGTATCAA